CCTGACTAATGTGAGTCAGGCGCAGGTCGTCGGCACAGCCGTTCAAGCTGGCTCTGGTGGATGTCAATATTTAGAAAATACTTCAACCGGCGAAAGCACTTTCGTCTCTCTTGGTGCTGGGACAACCTGCAACGCTTGGACGACAAGCGGGTCTGTGGCTCCCGTTGGAACAAATGACCACCGGATGACGCTGTCAAACGTAGGTCCGGGACAATATGAAGTGACCGTAACCGGCCTTATTATTTCAACAGCTATGGGCGTCTGTAATTTTCGATTGTCGGATGGAACGAACGCATTTAACGGTCAGACCGTTTACAGTAACGCCGCCGCTGGTGGGGCTCCTGTTCTTGTTTTTGCTCCATCGTACACTACGGCGCAAGGGAATCTGACGTTTACTATTCAAGCCGGAGATAACCATGCGGGTTCTTGCGGCGTGGAAAATACTAACGTCGCAAGAAGTATGTCGTGGACGTTTAAGCGATTCCCCTCGACCTCCGAGCTTGCGGTTAGCGCGAACCTTCCCGGCGCTCCCACGGTGCAGAAGTTCACCAGCGGAAGCGGAACTTACACGCGCCCGAACGGCGTGAAATACCTTCGCGTCCGTATGGTCGGCGGCGGTGGGGGCGGTTCTGACGGCGCTTCGCGATCGGGTGTGGACGGCGGGGATACGACTTTCGGTGGTCTCACCGCAGCAAGAGGTAAGGGCGCCGTTGGCGGTGGACCGTCTGGCTCTCCCGGTGTTGTTAGCAGCGGAAGTTCTTTGAGCACTTTCTCTGGAACGCTTATCGAAGGTTCAGCAGGTAACGCCGGTATGGCTAACGCCGCAGGACGAGCAAGGGGCGGCAACGGCGGGACTTCGTTCTTTGGCGGCGCGGGTCTTGGACCGCAATGTGAATCCGGAACCGTCAACGGAGGAACGGCGACCGCTAACAGCGGATCGGGCGGCGGCGGCGGATGTTCTGGCGGATCTCCAAACGCCATCCAAGGACATGGCGGCGGCGCTGGTGGATACGTTGAGGCGTTTATTCCTAATCCTTCAACAACGTACTCTTATTCCGTTGGGGGCGCCGGTTCCGGTGCTGTCAACGGTGGCGCTGGTGGTGCCGGTTACATCGAAGTCACCGAATACTACGGCGTTCTTGATGTTCCGATCCTCGTCGGCTCTGTGACGAGCAATAGCTCGGGCGCGGAAAGGGTGGAGCGTTTGCTCTTTACTAATGCCGGAACCCCAATTATCTCAAAACAATCCGGGTCGTGGGTGTCGTCACTAACAGATAACAACCCCGGAGACACTACTGTAAACTTTGTCTCGGGAATATTTTCGGACACCCCATCGTGCATTTGTGTCGGGGTTGAAAATAACCCTAATCCGTACACCGGATGCATGATTAAAACCGCATCGTCTACTTCTGTCCGAGTTTGGACGTTCGTGACTAATACCGCAGGGACGGCAGTTGATCGGGACGTTCACCTCATCTGCATGGGGCCAAGGTGACCCGTGCGGCTGAACTGGCGAGACTTTAGCACACGGGTAGCAATTACAGGATGCCTGATTCTGGCTGCCTTGTGCTTTAGTCTCGCCCATGCGGCTCCGCTGACTTCTGCTTCTATTGAACTTGGTCAATTCTTATCCAACTCTAGGCTTTTAGAACTCCCAGAACGTCCTAGTAATTTCATTGGCCTGAACTTGCTCTTGATTCCTGTTGCTCCTCTTTATTGGAACAATAGGGTTCACGCGTTATCCGTAGGCGAACATGTCCGCTGGGTTGGATGGCATTTTGAGCTTGGATTGGGATTTGACCGACTTGATTTATATTTTGACCACAACTCTCAACACGCCCTTGACCGGGCTCACCAACTCTACAACCCGGTAAGCAACGCTGTGGCCGTGCGCTGGAGGATTTACCCCTAATGCCTTATGAAACATTAAATTTAGGTATTAACCTTACTTTGCCCACTACTGGCACAAGTAACTGGGGAGCCACGCTTAAAAACACCACTTGGACTAAGATCTCTCAGCACTCTCATACGGGAGCTGGAGACGGTAATCAGATCGGGACTCCTGGCCTAGCCGATGAGTCTATTACTTCTGCAAAGCTTGCCAAGAACATTGGCCAAGCCGTTGCAACCACGCTTACGCCAGCTGGAACTACAGAGACCGTTGATTTTGATCTTGGCATGATCCAGACGCTCGATCTTTCGGCTGCCACCGGAGACGTTACCCTGACGCTTACGAACCCTATTGCTGGCGCCAGCTATAAGCTTTGGATCGTTCAGGGCGCTACGTTCAAAAACGTGCTTTTCCCTGTGAACGTCAAATGGCCTCAAGCTCAAGCACCCATTCTTACTGATGCAGCTGGAGCTGTAGATCTTGTAGAACTGTACTATACTGGTTCAGAATTCAGGGGCCAGTGGCAGGTTAATTGGGGGTAATATGGATCCGTTGACGCTTAGTATCTTGGCTGCGTCCGCTCTTGGAAGCGTTGGCTCTACCATTGCAGCTGGGCAGCGCCAAAAAGCAGCAAACATTCAATCGGCCATTGCAGAAGAGGGAAAATCAACCCAATCAGCTATTGGAGATGAGGCGGAGAAAAAAAGGGCTGCGTTGGCCAATCTGATTGCCAACTATCGCAGCTCGTTTGGTGGATAAAATGGCTAACTTTAATCCCTTTAAGCCAGCTGAAAGCTCTATCGATCCTCTGATGTTCTTGAGTTCTCAATCAACTCAGGGACCGATGAATGAGGACGAAAAGCTGATGCAATATCTTGAAAGCCAAGGGATTAAACCATCTTCTTCCACTCCGGATGAGGTTGCTGGATCCGGATCTATTGGAAGCGCTGGTGTCCTGGCTGGAACAAAAGCTGTTGCAAACATTGCAGAAGAGATTGGCAAGGCACAACAATTTAAGGCCAAGCAAGAACAAGACATTATGGCAGGGGAAGGTCAATCACGACAAGGAGCCCTTGGCCGCGCTGGGGCATCGAAGTTTAGATCTCTTGCTGAACTCATTCAAAACTATAGGTCGGCAATCAGATGAAATCGAATAAGCCCTTCAAAGGCTATAATCCAAAAAAGCATGCCAGGACTGGCGGGCTTAATGAAGCTTATCGAAATAAAGTCAACCGTGAGACCGGATCAAATCTGCAGGCTCCGGTGACAGAAAAGAATCCTAGCGGAGAACGACTTGGCCGAAAGCGGTCATTCTGTGCAAGGATGAGTGGAGTTAAGGGACCAACAAGTAAAGATGGCAAGCTGACTCCCAAGGGAGCGGCTCTTAAACGCTGGAGATGTGGACAATGAAAGCCATGATGGAAGCTAAAAAGCATATTGATGCATTGAAAATGATCGCTGAGCGCGAAGGCATGTCAGTTGATGACCTGATGGAACAACTTAGTGGTGAAGAAGAGTCTGAGGAAATGGAATCCGAAGACATGGGCGAAGAAGAAAAAGGAATGGGACCAGATAAGGGAAAGATCGCTCTCATTATTGCAAAGATGAAGAACGGTCAGAAAGACTAACCCATGAGACGGGTGGATCTCCTCATTTCAGCAAGCCGAAAAGCCACGGAAAACCAAGAGTTTACCGCTACAGCTGGCATCCAGGATGAAGAATTCCTGGAATATTTGAACAATGGCCAAGAGGAAATTCACTCTGTGCTTCAGAGCACCTTTCCTGGAATCATTACTGCTTACAAAGAGGATCATGCAGTAGTGAATCAAGAGGCTTATCCAATGCCTCGGGATCTGTATCTGGGCACTCGTATCGACATGATCGAGTACAGCTGCTCTGGGCTGCCGACCGACTATTACTTGCTGAAAAAAGGTCAGCTTAAGGAACGGCTGAATACGCAGGCGGGCAATCCTGCTTTTTATATTCGTCGTGGCGATGAGATCCTGATTCAACCCAAGCCTCAGCAGTCAGGAAAAATCCGCTGGAGCTATCAGCGCTCGATTCCTAAGCTTGATGTGCGTCGTGCAACTGTTTTGGCTGTCACTCTTGGCACAAATACAATCACTAGCTTAACGCTTAACCCGGCTGTTCTTCTCGATGCTGATGCTCTGCTTGAACAGGGTAAAATCACCATTGTCGATCAAAACGGTGTTGTTAAGATGCGCGATATTCCTATCGATGCCATTGATCAATCGACTGGAGTTGTAACAATTAGTGCCGGATTTACGTTTCAAAACGGAGAAACGATTTCCGCCGGTAACTTTGCATGTCGTGGTGGTTTTTCAAGCACCAACAGTCAGCTTCCAGAGCTGACGGAAAAATACCTTCTTGAATACTGCAATGCTCGGATTCTGATCCGAGACTCTCAAACTGACGCGGCAGAAGTTGGCCAAATCCTTTTGAAAGTTCAGGAGACACTGCGCCTTGCCTACGCTGAGCCAGACAATGATCCGGATAGAATTCCTTTACTTGATATGCAATTCCTTGGCGTGGAGGATTACTATCCCTAATGGCCGCGCAAAACCAATTCATCAAGCGTTACAATAACTTTTACGGGTATGACCTCAAAAGTTCAGACTTAACTTTTCCTGAACAATATGCACAGTCGTGCATAAACTTTGAAATCAACCCTGTTGGAAGTCTTGTTAAGCGCAAGGGAACCGCGCCGCACGCTAGAAATTCAGGAGCCCTGGGGACATTTGTCTACAACCGGATTGTGCCTTCTACTGGTGTTGAAGCTCCGGAACTTCTATCTATTTCTGACAGACTGCTGAAGTGTAGAAAAACTCAGATTGTAGTCACCTATACGGGTGGATCTGCAGCAGCAACAATATCGCTGTATTATGATCAAGCATCTGCGCAATATCGATGCCAGCTATTTGCCGGAACCACTGTTGTTCTTGATCAGGCGCTTGGACTTGGGATTAACGAAGCGCTTCCGTACACTTGTCAATCGCTTAGAAACGCCATTGATGCGCTTCCTGACTTTAGTGCAACAATTACTGGAGACGGCACTACTCCTGCTGCATTTTGCGAAAATGTTGTTGATGAGAGCATCACAAGTTCTGCGTTCACTCTGGAGGCTTGCTACTGGCAGGCTGTTCAAGGAGTATTATCCACCCAGTTTTCAAATGCTTACGCTGTAAGAAACAACGTAGATTTTGAACCTGCATCGGCTGTCCAGCTCTACAATGTGATGTATTTTGCAACAGGCAAAGATCGCATTCAGAAGTACGACGGCCAGCGCATCTACAATGCTGGTGTCCCTACTCCAATAGGCGTTTCGTCGAGCCTAGTGGGTGGCGGCGTCGTAACTGGAACTAATTACGTTCATAGAGTCCAGTTTTACCAAAAGGATAAAGCTGGAAACGAAGTCTATGGGAACCTAGCTAATACGACCAAGATTGCAACGGCATCTGCTCAAAACTTTAACGTCACGTTTGAAACAATTTCTAGCAGCTCGGGCTACAACACGGCCTGCGCCATCGTTAATGGTGCGCAAGGATCTCCAACTCCCGTTACCACCATTACTGTTGATAACGGCTCGGGCGGATCGCACACCATGGTCGCCGGGGATACTGCATATTTCTACGATGGCGTCTCAGCGGCATATGTAGAGCGTGAAATCACGGCTGTAACGCCAACGAGCATCACGATTGCTGGCGCGGCTGTAAACGTCGCTGACAATGCAGTCATCTCGGCAAACCTGCGCGTCATTATTTATAGGAACAGGTCTGTCTCCGGAGATCCGACGCTTTGGTATATTGTTGAGGAAATCCCCCACAATGCGTTTGCCGGTGCTACGCAAACCTATCTTGACGATACTCTTGATGCAGCTCTTGTTACTGAACTGATAGAGCCGCTCACCGATCGCAGTCCTCCCCCCATTGGCCGCTATCTAACTGCGTTTCAAAACCTTTTGATCATTGGTTCGCTTGAGAACGATCCAAACGTAGTGGCCTGGTCAGACATTGAATCTCCTGAATATTTTCCAACGCCAGACAATCAGCAAATCGTTCAGAATCTTGAGGGTGACCGCGTTACTGCTGTTGCTCCATCAAATGACGTTCTTATCGTGTTTCAGCGCGGAGCAATTCACGCCATTTCTGGCGACCTGGCTGAACTGAACTTTCGAATTGATCAAGTCACCAATGATGTGGGCTGTATCGCGCACCAGTCCGTTAGGGACATCCGTGGTGCAATCTACTTTTTAAGCCCTCTTGGTCCTCGTCAGATGACGAGCGCCAATCTTCCGCAGTCTCTAGGCGCATTTGGAGAAAATCGGCTTGTAAGCCGAATTGATCCGCTTTTTGTGCAGCCTGCTACCGCTTCCGATTCCGAGATCTTTAGGCTTTCTCGGGCTTGGGCGCTGCACGATAGATCTGCTCAGAAGTATCTGCTGTTTCTGCCGAAAGAGACTGTTTCTGGTGGTGTTAGATACTGCAATTCTCAAAGCACCATGCTGGTCTACGACTATGGCCGCGATGCTTGGCTTGAGTGGCAGGGTATTAATGCTGGCGCTGGCGTGGTGTTCTACGAGAACAACGTGCTTTATTCAGAAAGAGCACTGGCAACCGGCGGAGCCCAGAGAAACACGCTATATCGGCGTCAAACGACTGATACGGGGTTTGACTACAACGACCATAACCAAGCAATTACGGTATTTTACCGTTCTCCTTGGGACTACATGGGAGATGCGTCTCAGCTTAAGAATTACATGACCGTTCGCATCTTCACGACCGACCTGGTAACTAGCCGGTTTACTCTAGATTGCGAGACCGAGCTCAATTTTGCCAAGAATGCCCCAGTAAGCCAGTTTTCTGTTTCCGTAGGTTCTGATGGTTATGGGAATACGTCTTATGGCAGCTTTTATGGCGATCCGCAGGATACCAGCGTAAAGCACAAGATCAGCAATGGCCGGGCAAAGGGATTGGCCATGGTGTTTCGCAACAGCGAGCAGCAGCGAGACCTTGTGATTACTGGATACGAGATTGAGGTTGTAACGCCATATAAACCGGCAATGAAGGCATAAGCCATGAAGATCCGCCGACCCAATAAATTCAGGCAGGGAGAGGATCCTGAGCGGGTTGAGCGGTATCTGGCTACCGAGCTACAAAGCACCCTTGCTGACCTCACAACTGCCTTGAATAACCTTACATTTAGGTCAAACTTCAAGTGTGAGATTGTTCCTGTTGTGATCCCTGCCAGTGCCACAAACTTTGAGGTTCGGCACAATCTCAAGTTAATTCCTAGTGGCAGACTATTTATCAGGGCAAATGTAACTGCTATTATTGACGGAACGACGCCCTGGACTAACCAAGCAATTTACTTGACTAATCAGAGCGCAACGGTAGCTGTATTGACCGTCGTCATTTTGGGGTGAGCCATGCCGGATCAAATCAATTATTTTTTAGAGCAATTAAATAAAGCCAATCCAATTGAGCAGTCTAAAAGAGCGGCTCAGGCTCAACAGGATGAGCTAAAGGCTAATATGCCTGCGGCAAAGACGCGCCAAGAGCTTGAGGCGCAAACCCCAGCCATCGATCTTAGTAAGCAAATTGAAGAGCTTAAAGGCCGTGAGAAGGGCTATACGGCTGAGGAAAACGAAGCCCTCTGGTCTCGTCTCGCTGGCCGCCTTGGCGCACAGGAACAGGCTCAACAGCGAGCTCTTGCATCTAAGCAAGCTCAAATGGGAGTTCGAGGTGGTGCTGGAGCAGCTCAAGTAGCTCGTCAACAGCAGCTTATGGCGGCTCAACGCGCCATGGCCGGGCAAGAGCTAAACATTAAGAACATTGACGAAATGTCAAAGCGCCTCGGGCAGCGTCAGCAATTGGAACAACAGCAACAGCTCGCCACTTCTGCAAGGGCTGCCCTTCTGATGCAAATGGAAGAAGCGGAGCGCGACAGACAGGCTCAACTTGAAGCCGCAAGGGTGACCGCCGCTGGACAACGCCAGGCCGCTGAGAAGAGCGGTGGATGCTGCTTTATCTTCCTTGAAGCCCGCTATGGCGATGGAACCATGGATTCTGTGGTCAGGCGCTATCGTGACGAAAAGATGACCGACCGAAACCGCCGTGGTTATTACAAAGTCGCACAGGTTCTTGTTCCCTTGATGCGCAAGAGCAGCATTGCAAAGTTCCTTGTTCGGACCTTTATGACCGACCCAATGGTTTCGTATGGGAAAGCCTATTATGGTCAAAACAAGATTGGATTTGTGTTCAAGCCGCTGGCAAACTTCTGGCTGAACGTCTTTTACTTCTTTGGTCAAGATCATCCGTTCATTCGTGAAAACGGAGAAGTGGTCTAATGGCATCCCTCGAAGAGCTGATGAATCAATATGCAACGGAGCTTCCTGATTATCTTCAGAAGCGCGTAAAGCCAATTAACCGGATGCCAGCAGAAGAGGATGCAGGTGGTGCGGTCGCAGCAGCTGCGACTCCGGCAATCTCTCTACCTCCTAATCAGGAAATGACTAAAACTCGCAGCGAGCGGAACATCTACGGTGTTTCTTTTGCTGAACTTGAAAAAATGCGGGCTGAGAAAGAAAGAGAGCTTGAGGCCGCAGATCTTTTTGCTGCGTCCGAAGCTCAAAGAGAGATTGAGGCTCGTCAAAAGAAGCCTGGAACCGTAGCGCAACAGGAAGTTTTTTCTCCACAGACTCTAGAAGCCATTAAAAAAGAAGAAGAAAAGCTGCTGTCTAAAGTAGGTCGTCCGCCCGTGGCGGCAGACACATCATCGACGCTAGAAAAAGCTCTTATTGCATTTGTTCCTGCGTTGCTCGGTGGTGTTGCTGGAGCTGCTGCTGGAGTTCCTGGTGGAACAGCCGGTGGTGTTGGGGCTGGAGCTGCCGCAAGT